CCTGAACAAGGGCCTTCGGACTCATGGTCCCCAGAATTAACTGGCATTAACTGATCTTACATCAGTACGCATAGTATGTTACCATACTATACATGTTCATCAAAACAGCGTGAAATAACTGTTTCTCCGGTTAGGTCATGCTGAGACCTGTGTGATTGGTACTCGTCCCTTACGGGGTTAGAGTAGCTTTCCAATCATGCGAAAGATGGTCTTAGTCACAAACTAAGGTTATCTCGAATACGATGCAACTACGATCGTAGTCACACCAACGAGTTGGTCATTATAACGGAAACCCCGAAAGGGACTACTCCGAACAATGATTAGCTTCACATAATTCAAATTTATTAAATTATGGCAAAACTAAAAAAACAACAAAATTCAGATTTATCTGAAGATATTGTTTCTGATGACTCATCAAGTAAAGATGAATCACTAAATCCTGCTGTTGGTGAAAATCCTTCAACAGAAATTAAACGTTCTGACGAATATGTCAGAAAGTTTGAGAGAGAGGCAGTTTACCACCTCCCTTTCAACATGGGACCTGTAACCATTAAAGGTGAGGTCACATTAAAAGCTTTAAGAAACATCTTAGAGCCCATCAGAAATCCAAGAGGAGGATTTAACTCTCCTCAAATTCCTGGTGAAATCCAGCTTGAAGGACTTGAACAAGTCAAACAAGTTGTCTCAATGCTAGGGGGGAACTTACGCAATTTCGGTAAGTACCTCTACAGCGTCGAATTAACTTTAACCGAAATGGTTAAAGCCAAACGACTAAGACTAGAATCTTCTAAACGTAGAAGAACTAACCTTAGTGGTCCCAGTTCTGGCCCTTTAATTGCCAACACTGGAAAATCGAAATCAACAAGCAACGTTAAATTCGTTAGCTTGAAAAATCTCAACCCTTGTTACCAAAATTATGATAACAAAGATTTCGAATCAGCTCTGGTAAACGTACCAGACCGTTCGAGACTGGCCATTAGAAACCTATGGTCGGTCTTACAACTGGAATGTGCAATCCCAGTTGAACAAATTTTCGAAGCCAACCTTCGTGTAGAAGATGGACTTTTGAAATACTTTGAACTTGACGGTGAAAACCGACAAATTGAAGTAACTCTTGTTGTGCCGGGGAAGTACGATTAATCTCCGACCAACAGGAAAACCTTAGAAAGCTTTTCTGGAATAGAAAAACTATTAAGGCTGTCTTACTGGAATTACGCAATAAGCGTAATGGCTTTAAGAACAAAGCAAGATTCAAAGCCTTGCTTATGAAATTGAAATTTCTCAAAAGTAAGAAATTCCTATTCCATCTTATTAAACTAAAGAAATTTTATAATTTAGTCTATAAGGTTGACATAGAGGATAAACTTATCATCCTTTATATTCATAAAATGGAGAAATTACTCTTCCATCATGGATACAATAGAACATCAAAACTATTGCATCAGTTGTACAACTATGCTTTGAGATATAGTGTACGACACACATCTGATTGTGTACCTAAATTTAAGGCTCAACCAGATGGTTTCCCTGTATTCCTTAAACCTTTTAAGAAATACTTGGAACATCAGGACACTAACGTTCGTTCTAGTGTCCTAACGATTCTTGAGTTACACAAATCTCTTGGTGTTTGCTCAACGATCCCAGATCCGACAGGTATTGTCAAATCTGGAACTTATGCCTTTAAGAGTCCTCTCAAAGACAGAGTTCTAGTTGGAGATTATTTTCGACAACTAGCCCAGCAACATGATATTAGTTACAATCATGTCGCAAAGATTTGGGAAGATCTCCTCGAAGAGGAGTTCCCCGAATCCAATGTAATAGAAAGAGTAGACCAATTAAGGTCTAAATCTACTATACATAAATCTTATAAGTCTGGGCCGAACGGTCCCTGCCTTAGAAGTTGTATTATGGACTTTATTGCAATCCATAATCGTGGTGACTTAACAGAATCATTAGCTGATAATGTTTATTCACTAGCCCTGTATTCCAATAATATGGAGTTGAAGGCTCTTTTTGACCATTTTGTCAAAAAGTTCAACGAACTGTCCGAAGATAGTATTTATATTAACTTGGGCAGTTCACCTCCTAAACATTCCAAATTTAGTATTAAATTTGAAACGTCAGGAAAATCAAGACTTATTGCAATTCTTGATTTCTTCACCCAATCCGTACTGAAAGGGATGCATTCCGATCACTTTGATTGGTTGTTCAACCAAATCGAAGACGGAACCAATGATCAAAATAGGGTAAAAACCTTATGTAAACATTGGACTAGTAAACCATTCAATAAACTTGATGGTCTTTACTCAATTGATTTGACAGAGGCGACGAATAGAGCGCCTGCATCACTTCAATACGAGATCATACTAAAAATGTATGGTCCCGAAATAGCTCACGACTGGTACAGTTTATGTACTAACCGAAGCTTTCTCGACCCTACAACTAACAGTTTTGTTAGGTATAGCGTCGGACAACCAATGGGTACTTATACCTCTTGGTCTTCGTTTACAATTATGAACCACTTAATGGTTCGACTAAGTTGTAAGCTTAACAATTTAGA